AAGAGGCCTTTGCCGAGCACGGCGACGCGCCCGCTGTTGGCGCCCGTGAAGTTTTCCTCCCAGTACACCTTGATCCGCTGCGCCTGGTCCTCGCCGATTTCGCCCGGCGCGGTGAGTACGCCGCCCGGGTGCGATCCGCCGCGGAAAAACTGCTCGCTCTTGGTTTGGATCGTGAGGCCCTGCTGCGCCGCCTGGCCGCACGCGTATAGCGGCGTCACGCCGACGAGCGGATGGAACAGCGTCACCATCGGGTCGTGGATGATCTCGCGCGCCGGCACGATCACCTCTTGACCGCGGCCATCGCCGACGCCGGTCAGGTCGTCGCGCTTCAGCGAGTAATAGACCGCGCCATCGGGCGCGATCAGCGGCGACACGCGGGCCGGGTCGAGCACGTACAGCGCCGACACGACACTGCGCGCATCGCGCTGCTTGAGCACGTACGCGTTGCCCGCCGTCAACTTCGACGTGATCCACTGCTCGACGAATTTGACGATCGTCTGGTAACGATTCGGTTTGCGCAGGACCGGCGAGTACGCCGGATTCGAGGTCTCTTCCCAGATCCCGTCGGCGGTTTTCGCCACGAGCCGCAGCGCGAGCTTCCCGATGTCGGTCGCGATGAGCGTGACGCAGCCGTACACCGCGAAGTACGCGAGCGCCGAGGGCGCCGTGACCTCCTGGTTCTGCTGCCAGGCGCCGGTGTAGGGCTCGCGCACAATCGAGAACCAGCCGCCGCCCTGCGTGCCCGCCGGCGGCGACAAGGCCGCCGCCGGGCGGGCACGACTGATGTCCAGGCCGAAGAGGCGCATGGGCTCGTTACGCAGCGCGGCCGTTCTTGACCGTCGGGGCGCTGGTCGGCGCGCCGGTCAACGGCGCGTAGCTGGCGCCGTCGATGTACTGCGCCGCCTGGGCGTGCCCTTTCTTCCAGTTGATAAAGCGTTCCGCTCGGAGGCCGACGAGGTTGTTTTGCCAGAGCGACACCAGGACCGTGGTCGCATCGGCCGGCGAGGTCGGCGCCGAATCCATCTGCACCGAGGCCTCGCGCGACACGTCAACGGAAACGCCGCCATCGTCGGCATAGAGGATGTACGGCGCCAGGACGGCCACGATGTCGTCGCCCGCGGCGTCCGACACGATGACGCTCACGCCCGAAATTGTGCCGCCGCTGACCGACAAGCCGGGGAAGGTCGCGGACCCGTCACCGTTGCGGAAGAACGAGAGCGCCAGCGCGTTCGTCGAACTCATGATCAAATTCACGCCGCCGACCGGCAGGCCGGCCGCGGTGAACTTTTGCAACAGTGTGAGCAGATCGGCCAGCGGATTAGTGGTCGCCGTAATGGGCGTCACGCCATTGGTGACGCTGGCTGGCGAGACGTTCGCCACCTCGGCGACCGCCGGATCAATGAAACTCTTGTCGAGGAACGCCGCAATGCCGGCGACCATCTCGCGGCGCACGACGGCCTCCGCGGACGGGTTCGACGTACGCACGAGCTCCTCGGTCAGGACGATGATCCCGGCCGCTTTCGCGATCGGCAGGTTCGTCGATCCGAACTGCATGCGCGTGACGGGCTTCGGTTTCGCCTCGCCGACCCAGCCATAAGTACCGCCGGCGGTCACGGTCGGGACGGGGACCAGGAACGGCACGCGCGAAAAGCCGGCGATCTTGCCGAGGATCGTCGCGGGCCGCAGGAGCTGGAGAAATTCCTCGACGATCACGTTCCCGGGCGTGGTGAGCGGCTTCGCCCAGGCCGCGTCTTGTGTGGTCCCTGGCGCGACGGCCGCCTTGAGGAACAGCGAGACCTCGGGTGTTGAGTCCTCCCAGCGCTTCGCGTACTCGGCGGCCTCGTAGATGTTGCCCTTGCAGACCAGCTTCGCCATCGCGGCGCGAATGAACGCCGTCCCGATCTCGACGTTGGGCTTGACTGACACCTGTCCGGCATAGCTGTTCATCCGGAGCGCCGGCGCGGCCGTCGCGGTGGCCATCTGCATCTTCTCCAGCTCGCGCCAGCGCACGAGATCCGCGTCGAGGCTCTTGACCTGCGCGGCCAGGCCGTCGTGCTCCGCGGCGGGTTCGGCCGCCAGCGTCGCGCCGTCCTCGGCGCCCGTCTGCAGGATCTCCGTCATGCGCGCGGTACACGCGGCGCGCTTGTTTTCCAAGTTCTGGATGTGTTCGGCAGCGGTCTGTTTCATGGCGGGCCTCGGAATCTTCGGCAGGCCCGCGACGCCGGGCGGAGTGAGGCCAGACGCGGCCAGGTGCGCTTGGTCGAAACTTTTAATGGTGTGGATCGTGGTCTCCACGTTCGCCGGCACGGTGACGAGCGACAGCTCGCAAATTTCCGTCTTGAGCAGGTGCATCCCGCCCGACTTCAGGAACGCCACGCCATCGGCGAGCGGCCGGAACCCGATCGAGACGCCGGTGATGAGCCCGGCCTTGATCGAGTGCCAGGCTTCGTTGACGCGGTCGCGCACGGCGCCGGGTTCGGCAATCTCCGGGAGCGTCGCCTCGAAGGCGATCCCGTCGCGCTTGGCGGTCAGCGTGACGCGGCCGACCGGCCGTTCGCGGTCGTGGTGCAGCAGGAGCGGCAGGGGATTACTAAACGTGGCGCCCAGCGGTTCGAGGATATCGCCGCGGCGATCGGGCGTCGGCGTGGACGCCAGGCCGGTGATCGTGCGGCGGTCGCCGTCGAAGGCTTTGACCGACAGCAGGGCGTACGCGCGGTCCATGCCGCACGAGGTTAGCGGCTGGGATCGCGGGCGGGAACTTTACCTAGGAAAAGCCGATTGGGCGTCAGCGTGCGGCGCACGAGCTCCGGGACCGAGACCCGTTCCGCGCGCGCCTGCCGATAGAGCTCGTCGTACCGTTTCGACGGCAGCGAGAGGCACATCTCGACCGTGGGATCGGTCGCATCGAGCGGCGGACGGCCGGTGCGTTTCGTCATGACGGCGCTCCGAAGATGTACAGCTCGGGTTCCGGCGACGGCGCCGCCTGGTCGCGGTGCATCGCATCGAGCGCCATCACGAGCGCCGCCACGCCGTCGATGCGCTCCGTCGATTTCTGCTTCGAGGGCTGAATGTTGCCCGCGTGATCCACGTCCACCGCGACGTTCGCCACGTTCCAGCGCAGGATCGGGTGCCCGTCGTGATGCACGGCGCGCTCGAGCACCGCCTTCTCAAGCGCCTTGCTCGGAGCGGAGAGCGACGCCTTGCCCTGGCGCATCTTCACGCACGTGAACCCGTCGACCTGCTCGAGCTGTGACACCAGGTGCGTCGCGTTCCACGGGTCGAAGGCCACCATCCGCACCGCGAACGTCGCATCCCAGTCGTGCAGCAGCGCGCGCACCGCCTCGTAGTCCACCGTCGGCCCGGGCGTCGCGGTCAGGAACCCACGGCGCGCCCATTCGTCATACGGCACGCGGTCACGGGTGACGCGCGTCCGAATCGTGTCGCGTGGACAGAAGAACTGCGGCAGCACGGTAAAACCGCCGCCGTCGTCGTCGGGAAACACGGCCACCGCGGCGGTCAAGTCCGTCGTGGTGGACAGGTCGAGGCCGATGTAGCAGCGCCGGCCGGCCAGGGCCGCACGGTCGATCGGCGCAGAGCAGGCGTCCCAGCTCGCCAGCGCGATCCACCGCACGTCCTGCTCGGTCCACTGGTTCAAATACAGCCGCCGGAACGCGGCTTCCTGCGCCGGAATCTCCTGCGCGCGCCGACACGTAATCCGCATTTCCTCCAGCGACCGGAAATCGCCGAGTGCTGGATTCGCCTTCCGCCACACGGCCTCGTCGGTCCAGTCCGCGCCTTCGGGCGCTTCGTAAATCACCGGCAGGAACGACGGGTCGATCGCGGGCGATGCTTTGACTTTCTTGGCGTACGAATACAGCTCCCACAAGATCGAATGCCGGTCGTACCCGGCCGTCGAGATCGCCATCAGGAGCGGCTGATCCCGCGCGCCGGTGGCCGTCGCGAGCACATCCCACAGCTCGCGGTTGGGTGCGGCGTGCAGCTCGTCGTAAATCACGCGCGACGCATCCAGGCCGTGCGCCGTGTAGGCCTCGGCGCTAATCGCGCGGTACACGCTGTCGCTCTTGCGATGAACAATCCGCTTCTGGCTGTCTACGATTTCGCAGGCCGCCGTCAATTCAGGATCGCTGCGAATCATCGCTGCCGCGGCACTGAAACACAGGGACGCCTGTTCCCGATCGGCCGCGGCGGAAAAGACGCGCGCGCCCGGCTCGCCGTCGAAGATCAACCCGTCGATCGCCAGCGCCGCGCACAATTCGGTCTTCCCATTTTTTCGAGGGACCATAAACAGGCAGGTGCGGTACTGCCGCCGGCCCGTCGCGGGATCTGTTTTGAAGAGCGCGCGGATGATGCGTTCCTGCCAGGGACGCAGATTGAAGAGCTGCCCCGCGGCCCGGCCTTTGGAATGTTTCAGCAGGTTGATCAGCCGTACCTTCTCCGCCGGGACCGGGTCGCGCCGGGTCGCCATCACGTCTCGTCGGCGAGCACGACGACGGTGATCGTGCGCTGCACCGTGCCCAGGCTGTTCCGCGCCGTCAGCGTGTAGGTCGTGGTCGACGTCGGGAACACGAGCACGAATCCGACGGCGCCGACGTTGCCGACGCCGGGATCGATCCGCACGACCGCCGACGGATCGGAAATCTCCCAGCGCAAAAGCGCGGTCCCGCCCTTGTGGACCCGGAAATTGTCCGCGCCGAAGCTCAGAATCTCCGGCATGCGCGGCACCTGGGGCGTCGTGCCGCCGCACGTCGCGGTCGGACACGTCGGCGTGGGACTCGTGGGCGACGTGACAACCGGCGTTGTGGCCGGCGCCGTCGGCAGCGTCACGATCGTCGTCACCGTGGTGGGCGAGGTCGGGCCCTCGCATCCGAGCGTGAGCAGCAGCAGCGCGACGGGGAACAGCAATCGGGACATCGGGACTCCTGACGTCGGGCCCGAACGCGAGCCCAGTCTACGCTTCTCGGATTACACGGCCGTGCCCCACTTGCTGGCCGGCGCTTCCGTCCGCGGCTGCAGCAGCCGGGCCCGCAGCGCCAGCACGCAGCCGGTGAGCACGCGCGTCCACGCGAGCTCCTGCCGGTCGAGCGCGGCCCGCACTTTCGCGGAGGCCCGGCGCCGCCGCTGCGCGCGCACCTCCGCCAGCCGATCGACCGCGTGCGCGCCCTCCAGCGCCAGCTCGCCCTCGAGCGCGGCCACGACGTAGCCGGCCTGCACCCGCGCGACAAACGCCCGCCCGTCGTCGCCGAGCGCCTCGAGCTGCGCCGGCGTCGGATCCCAGGCCGGTCCCGCCGGCATGCGGTGCGCGTGTTCGGTGGCACGGAAGGTGCCCCGCGCTAGGTGCGCCTCCAATGCGATCCGGTTCGATCCCCCACTACGCCCTGGTCTGCCTGGCATGATGTCGCTCCTGGCACGGGTTCACGGATGGCACGGGTTCGCCGTTGGCATGGTTTCGCTCGGTTTCAGGCCGCTTTTCGCGGAAATAGTTGCGCGGTGGCCGGCACGGCTCCCCT